CACCTCGCTGCTCTTCTGGGCGAACTCGGCGGCTGCGATCTCGTCGGCAACCGTCAGCAAACGCAAATCGACATCGGTGCCGCTGGGCAGCTTTACATGATACGGCTGCTTGAAGTCCTCCGGAAGCTGAATCACATCGAGCTCGCTCAGGTCGAACTGGACCTCGATTTCCTTGCCGCAGTTCAGGCATACCAGTTCAAGACCGAGCATCTTCGAGTACGACCTGATGTATTCCCACAGGATGAAGTATTCACGGTCACCGAGCGTCATCTGCTCCGGATCGAGGCCCCTGATGGCACCCTTCATAACCGGCAGAAACTTCGAATCGAGGTTGTCCGGCGTGATCTCGGCAAGATAAATCTCATCCTTGCCAAGGTAAGCACGTGCCATAACTTCCGCCGGATTGACATCGTACGGTAGGCAACGGCTCGGCAGCGTGATAACGTGAAAGTTCTCAAGCTCGTCTACCATTATACTTTTCCAATAGCTCAGTGGTCAAACCGGGTTTGTTGACCTTTGACTCGTTGCCGGACTCGTCATAATCACCGGCATTGAAACCACGGATCATCCGTTTCATCAAGATCACCAGCCTCTTCACGTCCCTTTGACCAGCGAGCAGCAGTTTGGATTCCGGCTCGACGGACTCCTTCTTAAAGATTGATAGGAGGCCATTCAAGGTCCGATTGCCTTCATCCCTACTAACTCCATGTGGTAGGATATCCTGCGACATTGTTTCGAGTAATGCATCAATCAATTCATCGTACCGCCGCTCCGACCATAGGTCTTCCCACGAGTCGTGGCCGAGATATTGCGAAATCTGGGACGCCAGGTGCTCAAGACCGACATTCTTCTCATCATTCATCTGATTTACCCTTTCGAAAATAACCATTCCTCATTTCGTTTATCCACCAAGCATACCACGCACCGACTTACCGAGTGCTGTCACGCCTGGAATCTTACCAATTGCACCAACCACAGCCTGCTCCACACTTCCGATCAGGCTGAACGGCTCAATGTAATCGACGCTCAGATCGAGACCCCAACGGTGAACGTCGTCCTTGCCGTAGGAAAACTCCTGCGGGGGACACGTCTTCGGAAAGCAACCATGACACAGATATTGACCGGACTGAATACCGGTCCTGTCGTATGTCATGATGTAGATGTTCTTAGCATATTCGCGTTTCACGCCGTAATAACCGTTCTTGTCGCGTACGAGATCCTTCCAGTACCGGAAGAAATCGTATACGCTGTTGTCGGTCGGCATCACGAATTGGAGATCGATGGTGTCGATCTGGTCGACCCCGGCGTAGAAACGCTGGAACGCACCGTATCGTACCGATGTCAACTCGTTGATGCTGTAATCCCCGAACTTCACGTCCTGACAATACTGTGACACGAAGATCCCAATGACGCCGTGAACGGTAAACGGCATCATCAACTGCCAGTTATACGATCTCTGCATTGACCACGTTCGTGTGGTCAGAGTGCCGAGAACGCCGGGGATGTCGAACTTGAGGAGTTGCATCTGTTACGCGTTTTCCCACCGGTCATAACTGAACGTCACGGTCCACATGATGGCCGCCTCTTCGTCATAGCTGAGCGGCGTGTCGTCCATCAACTCAGGATAAGCGCCGACGAGCTTGATTCGTCTCGTCGCGGCACCCTGTTGATCGAGCAGGCTCAGATAGACGTCCGCCTTGATCACCTGGTCGGGACCACCAATGCCGAGACGGTCGTGGACGATCAACTGCTTCCAGTTGTATACCGCGTCGAACACCTTGCCATCGGTGCCCTCGACAAAGGTCGTGGTCCACGTGTGGGGCATGCTCAGCTTGCCCGGGAACTTCACACCGGGCGTCTGCTTGAACGGCACCAAAATCGACCCGAACGAGGAACCCGGGACCGCGGTCGACTGTGCACGGAGCATCAATGCATCCGCGTCTCCGCCACCAATGGGATTCGAGAACATGACCTCCCACAGGTATTTCCGGGCCAGATTCGTGAGGTTGGCACCAAGGTTATCAGCACCCATCTTACTCATGGTCTTCTCCTATTAGTAGCTGACACCGCGTGCGATCAGTTCCTCGAACGAAGCGCCGGTCGAGGTCACAATCGTCTGCAGTCTGATGTACTCGGCCGCACGGGACGGCTTCACGAAAACGTCCACTCGGAGCTCGTTGTTGTCGATCACCGTGCTGGTGTTGTTCGTCTCGTCGCAGACCACGTGGAATCCCTGGTCCTCCCCCTCGGTCTGGAAGGCACCCTGGGCGGACAGGTCGCCAAGATAGGCGTTCAACATGGCCTCGATTCGGAACCGCGTGATCTCATCGTTCGGCTCGAACACGAATTGACGCAGCGAAATCGCCATTGCCTTTTCGATGACAATGAGCAGACGCCGGACGTTGATGCGGTCGGTGGCCGACCCCTTCTTCTGCATCGTCTTCTGACCCCACAGACGGGGAGAAGCACCGCTGAAAATCTGCAGCGGATTGATCTGCTTCTGATAGAGGGTATCACGCTCACCCTCGGTGAACACGATCTTTCCGGTCGGACCGGTCACGCTCAGAATGTCGAGCACACCGCGATTGTCACCAGCGGGGGCGGTCCATGCCTTACCGGCGTAATCGTTGTAGGCGTACTGAGCAGCGACGTAGCCCGAACTCGGGACGTCCATCACCTTATCGTTGTACTTGTCGTAAATCTGGGACCACCCGGCGTATAACGCACAGTAGCTCGAATCGAACAGCGTATCACGGAAGGCCGTCATGGCGGTAGTCGATGCGAGCGAGGCCCACGGGATGTCGATGATTGCCACGCAATCAAGGCGTGCCTCGGCGACGACCTTCATTTCGGTCTGGACGGCGAGCGCCGTCTCACCACCGTTGATCAGAATGCGGACATCGATCCGATCGGGGTTGATGAACTCATCCCAACCGGCGATCAACTGGGCGGACGAAACCGCACTACCATCGGAACCGGAGGCGAACGTCAGGCGATCGGCCTGAGCGGTCGGCAGAACGGTGTCGGCAAGGGCGCTGTCGAGCACGTGAATGTACTTGCTGACGCCGTTGATCTTGTCCGTCAGGTGCAACTGCTTGCCGAAGCCATCGTACTTGGTCTTGCGGGAGACCTTCCAGGTCTCGACCTGGGACCAGTTACCATCTGCGTCCTGGGTGAAGACGTTGATCTTGAACGTGTACTGATCGGTAACGATCGGATCATCGCCGCCCTTCACCTCGGTGATAGTGATACCCACCTTGTTGTTCCACACACCGGGGTTGACGCCCACGATCTGCATGACCGTCTCATTCGTCATACCGGAATCCGCGGCGAACGTCTTGCTGGACTTACCGGTCGAGAACGCGGCGTTGACCCCCACCGACGTACTCTTCTGAATGTTGACGCCACCATACAGGGCATTGTTGGCGACCCGCAGGCAGTAGAGCGTATTGCCCTTGCCAAGGAAGGCCAACGCCGAGTAGTGACCGTAGTGGCCGGATGCCGGATCTGGCTCACCGTATTCATCGACGAACTGTTGATCGTTCGTCATCAGCTTGATTTCATCCACGCTTCCCTTAGCGGAATAGAGAACGAGAGCAGCCGACGCGGTGGCAACTCTCGTGACAATATCGCTGAGGTCCTTTTCGCTGGAGTAAACACCCGGGCTCAGGTAGATCGACATACCCATCTCCTATATCAAGACGCGAACGTTTCACCTACCATAAAACGAGTCGGCACCCACATTATCGTGAATGACGCCTCCCACCTTCCTGATAGGGACTGCTCTTGGACAACCGGCCGAGCTTTATCAGGATCTCGGCTACCTTATCGACCACTGATTCCAGCTCCTCGTCCTCCTGGTCCATATTGAGATGAGCGATGACCGGGTAATCACGATGCCATTGGTTAATTGCCGTATCGAGCGCCACAAGCATACCACCTAGGTCGCGACCGCCCATCGCGGCCGTAACCTCACGAAGCCTCTTCCTGTAGTCCTCGATGATCATCTTATCTTCACGGCGGGTCTTAACGGGCCCCTTATCGTACCAGTGGAGGTAGTCGACGTAATACTCCTGCATCATGTGCAGGGCCGTGAACACGTCCTCAGGACTTGGATCGATGTCCCGCTCAACGTCGTGGTAAACTCTATATAGAGCGTTGACGCCGGCCGCATCCTCATTGACGTGCAGAAGCTTACCAAGCAGTTCGTTCATGTCAACTCACCTTGTACAGAGACCCGTCCGCCGTATTGCTGCTGAGAGCACCGGTAAGACCAAGGACGGTCTTACCACCAACCAACGCGACGGAGTTCACCACGTAGGATTCATCGTTGTTAGTAGAGCCCTGGATCCGAACCCGATCACCGACCGAGAAGTCGGAGTGCCTATCGTTTGGCACCACGAGGCTGTTGGTCACAAGATCGAGTGAATCGATGGCGTACAGGTTACCGGTCGACAGCAGCAACTGTGCGGCAAGCGCCGTGTCCTGGTCAGAATCGGGTACAATGATCTCGGAGTAATTGGTAACCGAATCCTTGTCGTAGAACGTCAGTCGGATCTTCGTGATCGTCCTGACCTGGTAACCGTCGAGCACCCACGCATCGAGCTTGATCGGCATCCGCCAAACGTGCATCACACCCTGATCGAACTCCTGCGGGGTGGTAGACTCATCCTCGATCTGGCCGAAGTGAAGCTCCGGCGAGTAACTGAACGACCGGGTATCGTCGAACGTGTAGGTCAGGTCGATCTTCGGGTAGTCCTGCTGCCAAAAGATGTACCGCTCAACGCACTGGTAGATTTTGTCGAGGTCCTTGCTCCAGAACCACGCGTTGTACACGGTATCAATCGGCTGTGCCTTGACGTTGATTGCGTGCAACCGACCGGCGTCGGTATTCGTAAGCCAGACACCGCGGCGGGCCAGTGGCGTCCTTTGACGGTCCCAGGCCGGGTTTGTCGCGACACGCCAGAAGCTGATGAACTCAAGGAAGTCCTCACCGCGTTTCTCGGCGATCTTACGGAGCGCCGTCTCCCGCGGGGATTGAATGACGCTGCGATCGATCTTCGTGGCTTGGTCATCGTCGCCATCGTTCATGCCAAGCAGGTCACCAAATCGGGTGAACAGCAACACCTTCAGTGTATCATCAACGTACTTCGTGACGCTTGTGCTCATGGCTGAATCAACATCATGAACGTCTCGAACACGTCATCCTTGTATTCCTGCGTCAGATCCTCCATGTGATGCTCCATCCACTCCTGAACGAAGCCCTCGATCTCGACGCCCCTCTGGGCCTTATAATCATCAGCCATCCTGTTGGCCACCAGATGAATACCGGCCTTACGAAAGTTGATATCAGCCACCGGTGATCTCCGAAAGATCCTGAATGACGGTGATCTCACGCCGCAGTTCTTCGATGTTGCGGACCTCGCTGAGATTCATGGCCTTGTGGCCGGGCTTCAACACCCGTTGCGTACCGTCGGCGTGCTCAATGGTAACATCGTGATCCGACGTGTTCTCAATTCTCGTTACTCTCATGTTTTCTTGACTCTCCTCGGAACGATTGACCAACCCTGTACCAGAATCGCGTCGTGCATGCCCTTCACAGCCGGGTTCACGACCTCGAACGCCTCACTACCAACGTAGTCGTTCGGAATGAACTCGGGGCTGACCGTGAAGTAGCTACGACGGATTACATCAATGGCAACCTCCGTGCCGATTTCTGAACCTTCTCTTGCCGTCGCGACGTTCGGAAACCATGCAACGATTGGCAGCATATCCTCGGTGTACAGACCAAGCTGCTTCAACCGATAGACACTGACACCCCACTCGATGAACACAGAGGCGTCGTACAACGAATAGGAAAGATCACCTGGTACGGCGAATACGTCCTTCCTTTCTGATGTGGAGTATGACGCATTCGTTGGAATGTAAAGCACGCACGAGATTCCATAGTTTTCAAGGGAAACATTTACCTGATGTCGCAACGCGTCGATGGTTTCTCTTGGGATCATTCTTGACATAAGCCGTTCTCCTTCGCATATTTAACGACCGATTCAAGAAGATCCTCGACAATGCCAAACCCAAGATTACACTTGTGACATAGCAAACCGCGAACCAGACCGGCCCTATGGTCGTGATCGACCGACAGCTCAAACGTGGTACCGGTCCTACCATCAATTCTTGTCTCCGGTTTCCCACAGATGGCACAGACACCACCCTGTATCCGCAGCATCTCGTCGTACTGCTTCCTAGTGATACCATACCGACGCACCAAATCGTTCGCCCTAATTCGCCCTCGTACCCTGATGTTGTACGACTTCTTGTACTGCCCGATTTGCACCGACCTACTCGCGACGTAATCCTTCCTGCAGTCTTTACAATCCGGTACGAAACCGGTCTTATACCGCTTGTTATGGTAGAAGAAGTCCGGTGATAATGGTAGAAAGCGACCGCACTTGCCACTACATTTCTGCATCGGAATTTCGGCGGCCAATTGCGTCATATCCTTTACTCAGTGTATCCGTCCATCAACACTGAAATCAACCCGGCACCAGGTACTCCATTATGATCTCAGCTTCCTGAATCTGACCGTCCTTGGTCGCTACAATGCTGACACTCTGCGGAGCATACCGATGACCGGCGACCCACGAGACAGACGCATCGGACAAATGCATCTGAATGGTAATTGGTGCCTTCTCGCCAGCGATCTGGAACTCGATCTCGGTGTTGCCAAACAGCATCAGATCAACGTCCTTCACGCCCCAATCGCGGCTCTCGAAGTTCAACTCGTACTCGATTACCACGTCGCTGACGCTCTCGATCTCAACGCCCTCCACATGCAGATCAACATCCACCTTGGCCCGGTAATGCTTGTCGGACTCGTTTACCGCACGCAGCCTATTGAGTAGGTCTTCCATCACTCTTGCCCACTTTCTTTAGGTCGATCACCCATTGCAGGACGATCAAAACCAGTGCCAATCCAGCGATCGTTGCCACCTTTGGCCAAGATACTTCTTTCATGTCCGCAATGAAGTACATGGCAGCGATTCCAACTCCCATCTTCTTGCTTGATAGGTTACTGATACCGGACGCGAGCTCGTTCATCGCACCCTTTACCTGGCCCTGATTACTAGTGACCTCGGCCATTACTTACGTCCCTGTTGCTGGCGCTTCTTGATCTGCTCGGCGTACGCTTCGAGCTCGTCGTCGCCAAAAGCATCAACGGCCTTGGCTGCAGCCGACGTCAACGCCTCACGCTTCTTCCTCTCCTCATCCGTGTACGGCTTCTGTCCGGGCATCATCTTTTCGGGGAACTGCTCATTCACCTTCGATTCACCGACCGCGGCCAGTGCCTTGACCGGTGCAACGTACTTGAGCCATGCCATACGGAGGTTCATATCGGAACCGAGCTTCTCAGGGTCGACCATATCCTCCTGCTGGCTCAGATCGTCGATCATCTCTTCCTCGGACGGCCACTCGTTTGACATCTGACCGTCCTCGATGGCGGCCATGATGGCGTCCTTCTCGTCCTGCGGAATCTCCTCCATACTGTTAAGCAGAGCGACGATGCCCTCGGTCAGCTTCTCGATCTTCTTGTCCTCAGGGTCGGCATCGTCGGGCACCTTACCCTCACCGACGATGGTAACACCGTGATCCTTGAGCTTGTTCGCCACTATTTGATTGAAATCATTCCACAGATCGACGGTTCGCGTGTGGATGGCCTCCATCCTCATATCGCCGGTCCCCCCATCCGGAAGATCCGCGGCGCGAACGCCATCGATCTGGCCCACGCGGTCAAGGCCAAGGTCGCCCATCTCAAGACCCGGCTGCCCGAAGGGCTGCAGATGGACATCAACTACGACGCCACCGTGGCCGTCGAGGACGCAATCCACGACATCCAGATCGCGCTCGCCCTGGCGGTG